GCAAGCTAAGGTCTTACAGATATATCTACCATGCCTCGCTTGTCTAATTCACTAGAGAGAAACCACTAGCACTTGCATTAACAACTACTAACTCTGGTTCTTTATCGTCTAGCTTTATGTTATTCATAGCTTGTGAAAGCCTTGTCTTGGTCTGTTCACTTACTATGGATAATTCTCTGCCTATTTCTGTGTTATCAAAGTTCACACACTCTCTAACATTAGTCCAATATTGCTCTACATCACCCAAGAATTTAGCTTGGTCAATAATAGAAGCCATATCAGTTATGAGTGAGTTCTTTTCTTTCCACAGTTCTCGGTGTGCGTTCATTAGCATTGACTTAGCTTTCTCAAATTGTTTAAGCATTAGCCAATCGCTTTCATTATCCAACATCATACACCTAGAGTGGCATGAACCATGAACCACGACTTTAGTAAACTTACCGAAGTCATTGTGTCTTGAGTGAGGTGAGTGTTCAGTCCACCCATAGTTTCTGCCCTCGTTCATCAATGCAAAGTCATGGGGAGTGCCATTGGCTTTTGCTATATCATGGAAGTCCCTTGACATCTCATGTTTCTGCATTGTGTAGTTTGGGTTGTCTTGCTTTTGTGTTTCATCATACTCAACCTTGATAGTAGCCTGATGACCTTTTGCCTGTATCTCTTTGTGATACAAAGCCAAGTATTCATCAATATCCATAGTGAAACTAAATTGTTGCTCACTACTATCCATGAATTGAGGCTTGAAGTAGAAACAACTATCGGTATCAGTAAAGCAAGAGTAATTAGAACCACTACTGTACTTTTGTAGCACTCTCATATCTTCCATTGGGAAGTTCTTTTCTACTTGGGGTGTAATTACATTATCCCAAACATCTTCCCTAACTGAACGATAGTTCTCTTGAGCCAATCGCAAATCTTCTTCGACTTGCATTGGCATATTGTTATAGACAGTATGTTGCCACTCTTTTTTTAGCAACTGTCTTTTCTGTTGGTTTAGTCTTATCTTTTCCATAAGTTTATTCCTTTCTATTTATGGTTTCGTTATTTCTATCATTATTTCCCATATTGGTCAATAACAAATGAAATGCCTCGTGGTTTTTTGCGAGCCACTCTTTCATACAACCTAAGCTATGAAAGTGCTTGTGTTCTGCTGGTACTTCTATTCTTTCGTGGTGATGGTTGTTTTCTTCTTCCACATAACAATACTCAGTCTGAGGGTACGCGTAGTAAGACTTCGGATAGAATTTCTTACCACAGTTTAAACAGTATTTTCTCATATCCCAAACCCCCACCACAATATTGCTCTAGTGGGGAAATAACACCCCACTAGAATTATCGCAAGGACTTGCAATCTCTCGTATGTCTTAGGTTTCATCAATGCACCTCGCTACTTCTGTGCTTGGCTCTGCGACCCTCGATAGAGAATATGTCCGTAAAAGTTCTATATCCATCTATCTCATGGGTTTCATCATTAAGAGCCACGCAAGTTATAGCAAGCTTGCCACCTTTAGTTTGCCAAACCTTAGACTTGCTGTCCCAGAAACATCTGCGTTCTTCTATCTGCTCTCGCTTTTTACAATAGTGAGAAATATAAAAATGATCAGATCTTTCTAGTTGCTCGGCTAGCTCAATACTTGAGCTAGCCTCTTGTTCGTTCATGTACTTACGCATCTTTACCTGCCTTTATAATCTGACTTCCTTCTTCTTGAGAAATCACACCCTTTGCCTTTAGAATTTTCATAAGTTCTAAGAGTTCGTGTGCAACTTTGAAAGCAAGGTCAGTAGTCTTTGCGTTAAGATCGTTGTTTTTTTCTATGATAGTCAATATAGAATTGACATCTTTTATTGATTGCGTTGATTGTTTATTAAACATCTTCCACCACGCAATCTACATCTCTAAATAAATCGAGAGTGTCCTCGTCCTTTGCTTGCTCGTATCTTGCCCATTGCTCCTCGGTGATACAATCGAGACAAGTCTCGCCATCTGGAGAGAAGTAGTCTAGAGTTGTTTCTGTTTTACAGTCCTTACATTTAGTCATAACATTTTCCTTTCTGTTTTGTTATGTCCCTTTTGTATCACACCTTATGGGATAATCAATATTTATTTTGACTTATCCACAACTAATTTTTAGTGGGGTATAAAAGACACACTGTTGCAAAAATGCCACAGCCCTTCGGGCTACTACATCTTGTGCCCTTGCGGGCCCACCCACCCCATATGTAGTAGTTGCAAAAATAACACACTTGCAACTTTATTTATTTTTTTACTTGACACAACATATAGTAGGTAGGGCGAGGGGTCCCTACTAGATCTTGTGCGCCATCGGGCCCACCCACCCCCACCCCCGAAAGCCACAGATAGGGATCCTAGTATGTCATGTATATGTTTGATCTGGACTTAAATACATGCTAAAATCATTTTCAATGTTTCAAAACAAAATCGCAAAAATTTTGCGCAAATTTTTTTCAAATGCTAACTCCAGAACAAATAGCTAATCTACCCTCTGATTCCAAGAAGGAGTATCTACGCACGATGCTGCTCCTGGATGAAAAGAAAAAAGAACAGTCGATCCGCGATGACTTCTTATCTTTCGTAAAACATATGTGGCCTGATTTTATAGAAGGCGAACACCATAAAATTATGGCAGAAAAATTTAACCGTGTGGCTAGTGGTGAACTAAAACGTTTGATCATTAACATGGCACCAAGACATACCAAGTCAGAATTTGCATCTAACTTTTTACCTGCTTGGATGATCGGTAACAAACCTGATTTGAAAATTATCCAAGCAACCAACAATGCAGAACTTGCTGTGCGTTTCGGTCGTAAAGCAAAGTCGTTAATGGACATGGATGACTACAAACAAATTTTTAATACAAGACTTAGAGAAGACTCAAAGGCTGCTGGTAAATGGGAAACGGACCAAGGTGGTGAATATTATGCAGCCGGTGTCGGCGGTTCAATAACCGGTCGTGGTGCGGACCTACTCATCATTGACGATCCACACTCGGAGCAAGATGCGCTGAACATGGCTTCGTACGATAGAGTCTACGAGTGGTATACATCAGGACCACGACAACGTTTGCAACCTGGAGGTAGAATTATAGTTGTAATGACTCGATGGTCAGTAGCTGACTTGACAGGTAAATTAATGAAAGCGCAAAAAGAACCAAAAGCAGACCAGTGGGAAGTGATCGAGTTCCCCGCAATATTACCATCAGGCAAACCAGTATGGCCAGGATACTGGAAACTAGAAGAGTTAGAAGCGGTGAAAGCATCTGTAGCTATTACCAAATGGAACGCACAATATCAACAGAATCCGACAGCAGCAGAAGGCAGTATTATAAAACGTGAGTGGTGGAACACCTGGGAGAAAGATGCCCTACCACCATTGCACCATGTCATACAATCCTACGATACGGCATTCATGAAAAAAGAAACATCAGACTTCTCTGCAATTACAACTTGGGGCGTCTTTTATCCAAGCGAGGACAGCGGACCGGCGCTTATCTTAGTAGACTCCGTGAAGGATAGATTAGAGTTTCCAGAGCTACGTAGAGTTGCCAAAGAACAATACGATTATTGGAAACCAGAGTCTGTGATAATTGAAGGTAAAGCATCAGGACTTCCCTTAACCTACGAAATGCGCAAATTAGGCATACCGGTTATTAACTTTACACCAAGCCGTGGAAATGATAAACATACTAGAGTGAACTCTGTAGCACCGTTATTCGAAGCGGGGCAGATCTGGGCACCAGATACAAAGTTTGCAGAAGAGGTTATAGAGGAGTGCGCTGCATTCCCACTAGGTGAACACGATGACTTAGTGGATAGCATGACTCAAGCCGTAATGAGATTTAGACAAGGTGGCTTCATCGAGCACCCAGATGATTACGAGGATGAAGAGTTGCCGCAACAACAAAGGACGTACTATTAATGGCAATAGATAAAAGTATCGACACGGTTCCAAAGCAAGACATAATTTTAGAAGACGATGTTGCTGTAGAAATTCCAGAAGAGTTTCAAGAAGGCGGCGATGTCAATGTAGAAATGACAGACGACGGTGGAGCAGAAATAGATTTTGATCCACAGTCACAAGCCATGGAGGGCGGTCAGTTTCACGAGGCTAACTTAGCAGAGTTTATGGAAGACGATGACCTTTTGAGTGTCGCTTCAGAATTACAAGAAAATTACGACGAGTATAAAAATTCACGATCTGATTGGGAAGATGGTTACATGAAGGGTTTAGACCTTCTTGGTTTTAAATATGAAAACCGGTCAGAACCTTTTCAAGGTGCAAGTGGTGCAACACACCCTGTACTTGCAGAAGCGGTCACACAGTTTCAAGCACTAGCGTATAAAGAATTATTGCCTGCAGGTGGACCTGTAAGAACACAGATTGTAGGTAAAGTTGACTCTGCAAAAGAACAACAGTCACAGCGTGTAAAAGATTTCATGAACTACCAGTTAATGGTAAACATGAAAGAGTACGAGCCAGAGTTTGATCAGATGTTATTTAATCTGCCTCTAGCTGGATCAACTTTTAAAAAAGTTTATTTTGATTCTGTTCTTGGTAGAACAGTTTCTAAGTTTGTACCTGCTGAAGATTTAGTTGTGCCATACAGCGCAACATCACTAGAAGATGCAGAAGCAATCATTCACGTTGTGAAAATGTCAGGCAACGATTTACGTAAACAACAGATTTCTGGTTTTTATAAAGACGTAGATATTGGTGAGCCTGCTTTTGATACAAGCGATGTCAAAGACAAGAAAGATAAAATAGATGGCGTTTCACGTGGTGTATCTGCAGAGATGCACACACTACTCGAGTGCCACGTAGAATTAGACCTGGAAGGATATGAAGATAAAAATATTGAAACGGGCGAAGAGACTGGCATTAAGCTGCCATACATTGTAACCGTGCACGACGAAACGGGGAACGTGCTTTCTATTCGTAGAAACTATGGAGCAGGTGACCAACTCAAAAAGAAAAAAGAATATTTTGTACACTTTAAGTTTTTACCAGGACTAGGCTTCTATGGGTTCGGCCTCATCCACATGATCGGCGGATTGTCAAGAACTGCAACTGCAGCACTAAGACAATTACTAGACGCCGGCACCTTGTCAAATCTACCAGCCGGATTC